CTTTACTTATAGAGAGGAACAAATGGCAATATTCACAAACAAAAAACATACATCAAAGTTGTTTAAGATTGTAGAAAACGCAAAGAAATCAGACCAAATGATTTCTAAGGGTGATGGTAAGAAACAATCTAAACAAACATCAATGGGTGATCGTAAATACGATCCAATGTTAAGCATTTCAGGTAATCAAGGTTTATCCATGAAAGATACTGTAGATGCGATGATAGCTAAAGCAATAAAGTAATGGCAAAAATATTCTCACTAAACGATTCTAACGATCAGTCATCAGTAAAAACTAATCTTATTGTTGATGAAGCTGAGAATAAAATACATATTGAAAACTATCAAGATCCAGCAACGATAAAAGAAATATTAGATGCTAATAAAGTAGCACAAAACGAAGGTGCATATAAAGCAAAAGCATTTGAGAATGAAAAAGGTTATCGTGTAGCTAGACTACCTAACATTGTAGTTCATCAATTAGCGAAACAAGGCATCTTAAATTATAATGGAAAAGTTTTAGATAAAACTAGATTTTTTCGTTGGTTAAATGACTCTGATAACAAACATTTTAGAATATATACAGGTAACTTATAATGGCATTAGACACATACTCCAATCTCAAAACTACTATTGCAAACTACCTTAATAGAAGTGATCTCACTGCATACTTAGGTGACTTCATTACTTTAACTGAGGCTAGACTCAATAGAGAGTTACGAGTAAGAGAAATGGTAAACACTGATACATCAATTACGACAGTTGCTGGTACACAAAGTTATGCACTACCGACAGGTTATGTAGAAGCGACAACAGTTATTTATCAAAGTGATCCCTATTGCACATTAAGATTTATAAACAACAGTGATTTTTACAACAAATATAATATCAGTCAGTCTCGAGGCAAACCTACATATTTTACTATTCTCGGTACAAATATTCTTTTAGGTGTAGCACCTGACTCAGCAACAACCTTACAAATAAATTATTATAAAAGTTTATCTGCATTATCAGACAGTAATACAACAAATACAATATTAACAAATTATCCTGAATTATATTTATATGGTTCACTAGCAGAGTCTGCACCATTTATTATGCAAGACGAAAGGATAAATACTTGGGCATCTCTGTATAAAGAAGCATTAAAAAATGCTAATGAAACTTCTTCAAGAGGATCAACTACATCTTCTCCTTTACAGATGTCCACACCACAGGTGGTGTAGATGATTGAGTTTGGCGATTTACAAGCTGACTTACCTACTTATGAGAACTCAGGTGCTTTAGTAGTTGATAATGTTTTACCTTTAGCAAAAGGTTATAAAAGCCTAGCTGGTTTTCAGGCACTAAGTGGTACTGGATTAACAGGAAGTGCATTAGGTTTATTTACAAGTTTTAGTGCTAGTGGTTCTACGAATTATGCTGGTGATGCTACAAAATTATATCAGATGGACTCCTCTCTAGTCTTTCAAGATAAAAGCAAAGCTGGTGGGTACAATAACTCTACTACAGAGAACGCTAGAGACTTTTGGGCATTTACACAATTTGGCTCAAATATTATTGCTACTAACTTTGCAGACAACATACAAAAGTTTGAAGAAGGTGTAGATAGTGCCTTTAGTGATTTAGTATCATTAAAAGCTAAATACATCGCAGTGATTAGAGACTTTGTAGTGTCTGGTTACACAACAGAAAGTTCTACAACCTATAACCAACGAGTTAAATGGTCAGGTATTAATGATAGTTCTACATGGACACCTAGCCAAGCAACACAATCAGGTTTCCAAGATATTGTAGGATCGCATGGTAATATTCAAGCCATTGTAGGTGGTGAGAGTGCTGGTGTGATCTTTATGGAGAAAGCTATCTACAGAATGGAATATGTAGGTACTCCATTAATCTTTCAGTTTAACAAAATAGCAGATAACATTGGAGCATTTGCACCCAAGTCTGTTGCTTCTTACGGAAACATGGTTTTCTTTTTAGCACAAGATGGTTTTTACAAACTAACAGGTGGACAACAATTAGCACCAATAGGTAATGGTAAAGTCGATAACTTCTTCTTTGACGATCTATCTTCTAACCTTGATGGTATTACATCTGCTGTCGATCCCAACAATAGTATTGTCGTATGGTCGTATCGTGGATCAGGAGCTACAGGAACTACAAATAACAAATTATTAATTTACAACTATGCTGTTGATAAATGGAGTACAGGTAGCGATCAAGACTTAGAGTTTATTGCTAGTGCATCACAAGAAGCATTTACAACATTAGAAAGTTTAGATGTATTAGGTGACTTAGATAACTTACCTAGATCATTAGACTCTTACTTCTATAGAGAAGGTATTGTTGGTCTAGCTGGTTTTAACTCTGATAATAAGTTTGGAAAGTTTATTGCAAACAGTCTATCAGCTACAGTTGATACGACAGAGTTTGAGGGTGCTAAAGGTAAAAGAGCAACATTAATTAATTGCAGACCTATTGTTGATGGCACAACAAACACATCTGTAACTATCACACCTATTACGAGGCAATCACAACTTGACACCACAACAACTGGCAGTGCTGTTAGCACTAATGATACTGGCACTTGTCCTCTACGGAGTACATCTCGATATCATCGCATTAGGGTAAGTGTGACAGGTAACTTTAACACCATGTCAGGTGTAGATATAGAAGCGAGACCTGAAGGTGGCAGATAATCAGTTTCCTCAAGTTCCGTTATCAATACCTGATACAGGACAACATTTACGATTAGTTTCAACATCATTAAACAATACGATCAATGGTAAACTTAATAGTACAGGAACAATAACATTAACTGCTAGTGCTACATCGACTACCTTAACAGATGCTCGTATTGGTGGTAATTCTGTGATACTGTTTATGCCAACAACTACAAATGGTAGAACAGCATTAAATACACTTCATGTTTCTGCAAGATCGAATGGTAGTGCAACACTAACTCATGCAAGTTCAGGAAACACAGACCAAAACTTATCATACTGTGTCATTGGATAATGTCGTCACTAGAGTACCTAGTGAAGATGTTGAATTTATATGGAGTCAAGTAGCTCCATTATTAGAAAAAGCATTAGATAAAACTTATAGTATTCAAGACATACTGTACGGAATAGCTAATGATCGTATGCAACTATTTATTAGTTGGAACAATAACAGAGTCGAGAGTGCTGTTGTAACCGAAATAGCACAATACCCTCAGTCAAAAGTATTACGATACTTTCTCGCTGGAGGTACAAATCTGGAAAACTGGTTAGAAAGAATACAAACAGTAATAGAAAAATTTGCAAAGCAAGAAAACTGTACTCAACTTGAAGTCGCTGGGCGTAAAGGTTGGGTTAGAAAATTGAAAGGATTTAGTGTCAAAGCATACTTACTAAATAAGGAAATATAAAATGTCAAAAGGATCATCACCACAAAACGTAACAACTACATCATCTGCTGAACCATCAGAGTTCATTAGACCATACTTAGACCAAGCAATTAATTATGGACAAGATTTATTTGAAGCTGATACACCAAACTTTTTCCCTAATAACACTTACATAGATCCGTCTGCTGAAACACAAACAGCATTAGATTTAGCAAGTGCAAGAGCTGTCGCTGGTAATCCTTTACTGAACCAATCACAAAACCTTGCTCAACAAACACTAGCTGGAGATTTCTTATCCCCTACATCTAATCCTTACACACAAGGTTTATTTAACCAAATGGCTGACGATGTAACATCAAAGGTACAGTCACAGTTTAGTAAAGCTGGTCGTCTAGGATCAGGTGCAAACCAAGAGATATTATCAGACTCACTTGGAAGATTAGCTAATCAAGTTTACGGAGATCAATACAATCGTGAAAGAGGCTTACAAGCTCAAACCATGATGACAGCACCACAGCTAGGTGAAATGGATTACAATGATGTATCAAGACTAGCACAAGTAGGTGCAGATAGAGAAAGCATTGAACAAACAAAATTACAAGATGCTATTGCTCGTTTTGATTACGAACAACAAAAACCATTTATTAAATTAAATCAATACTTAGGTGCATTAGGTTCACCAGTACCAACACAGACAGTATCAACACAACC